TATTATAACTGGTGATGAAGATGATTTATAAATAGTCAAAAAATAATATAGAAAAATGAAAAAAATATCATTAATAGTTATAACATCATATTTATTATTTTATTTGATAGCGTGTGGTAATGTTAATACACAATATGAAGCACATAAAAAAATAGATTCAATAGAAATAAATAAAAAATCACCTAATGTGTATGATACAATTGACTTTATATTAGAAGAAATTTTAGTATCATATATACCAGAAAACATTATACTTCCACCAGCGTCAGCAGCGTATGAAGTATTAATATCAGTTACTTTTAAGTTAATATTGTTATTAGCTGGAACGCCTGTCAAACTGTGCGCTATTTCTAATTTAGCATCAGGATTAGTTTTATTAATACCAACGTTGCCCGCGGAAGTAATACGCATTCTTTCACTGTCAACAGTAAAAAATTTCATATTACTACCTAAAGATACTGCTATAATATCTAGATCGTCTCTATCAGATGAGTTTAATTGTATTTTTGCTCTATTTGTTCCGCTGTCAGTTAAATATAAATTATCTTCTACAGAAACGTCTCCTCCAAAAGTTCCTGTTGTAGCCACAATTAAGTTAGAATAACTTCTTAGTAATCCTAAAGTTTCTAATCCATCACCTACTCTAATAGCAGAATTTGCTGCTACTCTAGTTAATGCAATTCCATTAATATCTATACCTACATCTGTTGTAGATATAAACGATGTTGCAGATACAGTTCCTGTTGATACAAAACTAGAACTTTCTAAACCTGCTACAACCAAATCTGCTGCTTGATAACCTCCTGCTTGACTTACTACAGTTGTCGGTTCTACTGTTGTGTTTTTAAATAACTTAAATTTATTAGAATCTGATGCATCGTTATATAATCCTAAATACCTAGGAGTTCCATCATTGTATTTTCCATAGAAACCAATGTCTAAACTATTAGCAGCATTTGCAGTTGCTAAACTTATTAATGGATCAACTACTGAAAGTGTTTGAGAATTGACTGTTGTAGTCGTTCCATTTACTGTAAGGTCTCCTGCGATAGTTACATCGTTACCTGTAATTAAATCTCCACTTCTATTTATAATTAAAGCAGTAGTATCTAAAGGAGAGTTATTTGATGTTTTAAATATTGTTGATTGTGTTCCTCCTGTATTATCAATAAAAGAATTAGACCCATCTGAATATATCTGTAAATTAGCTTGATTTCCAAATCTTGCTTTTCCGTTATTTGCAAAATTTATATTGTTAGCACCAACTTCTACATTACCTGTAAAAGAACCTCCGCCTGTTACTGCTATACCTGTGTTTGTAGTTGCTAATCTTACTACATTATTAAAATAAAGTTGTACTGCATCATCTGTATCTGCCCTTAACATTTGCTCAGTACCTGCTGCATTTAATACCCTAAACGTATTTGTTTTTATTAAAAGTCCACCTGTACTATTATTTATTTCACTATTAGTACCCGAATGAAATATTTCAAGGTCAGAGCCTGTTCCATAAATAGACTTCACATTATCATTATGAATAGTATCGCCTGTCATAGTTCCTCCAATCAATGGAAGAAAAGAACCTCCTGCGCCAGTTATCGTGCCTGTAACTTCTAGGTTTCCTGTAACCTTTGCACCATCTGAAACTGTTTCTAGTCTTTTAGTTCCATAATGACTTAACTCAACTTTACCTGTAGAGCCATCTATTTGAATATATGTAGCAATACCACCACCGCCATTATCACTTTGTAAAATAATATCTCGGTCTTGAAAATTATTTCTTATGTATAAATCTCCATTATCATTATCTAAATAAGAATTTGTGCTGTTATGATATATGCTAAGGTCAGACCCTGCACCGAATATAGCTTTTCCGTTATCTACAAAAGTTGCATTTGCTCCTACTGTTACATTTGATGTAGTAGATAAAGCACCTGTTACTGCTATACCTGTGCTTTCAGTTGATAGTTTAGTTACGTTTGCGTGTCGCATTGCTGTGTTAGCACCCTCAACAAATTGAAAACCTATTTGACCATTTACGCTTCCTATATTGACTTGAGTAGAACCTTGTATATTAAATACCCCTGTTCCTGTATCTTTAATAAAAGAATTATTAGAATCGTGAAATATCTCAAGTCCATCGGATGCAGTTCCGTATATGCTTTTAACATTATCGTTGTGGATAGTGTTACCAGTCATTATTCCGCCTGCTAGTGGCAAGAATGAGCCACCTGCTCCTGTAATAGTTCCTGTCACGAGTAAATCCCCAGTAACAGTACTACCTAATAAAGTGGTTTCAATTTTCTTAACACCATTAAAAAACAACTGTACTGCACCATCTGTAAATGCTTGAATCATTGATTCTCCACCTGTCTTTTGAACTCTAAATATTGGAGTTTGAATATATAAGTTTGATAAAGTTGTAATTCTTGAATCGGCAGTATCTTGAAATATCTCAAATTCTGAACTTGTTCCAAATATTGCTTTACTAGTATCAGTAAAAGTAACATCATCCCCTGCACTTACTGCAATGTCTTTTCCACTTGTAGTGTTTCCAAATCCTAAAACCTCAGTTAAAGTATCTGTTTGTGAGAATTTGGTATCTACATACAGTTTAACTGCAGCACTTGTAGGTAGAGTAGTATCATTATTAAAGTTTTCAATACCATTAGCTGCTGTTACAAATTGTGTAATAGTAACACCAGTACCAGTATCTTTTAATGACCCCCATTCTAGTACACTTGTAACTTTAAAATCACCTGCTGTGTTTAATAATAGTCCTGACTGGTTTCCAGAGCCATCTGTCAGTTCTTTTAATGTAGCTGTAATTACGCCATTATCAATGGTCTTTAAAAGACCTTCGTAGGTTTGAGATATTTTAGTGTTAAATAGAGTTGCCATTCTTTTTTGTTTTATATTTTTTAATCTTTTTTAAAAAGACTTTTAATTTTTCGATATTCTTTTCTTTTACTTTGTATTTTATAATACCCATCCGTTGAATGTTGCGTCATATGATGGATAAATATCATCGTTTATATTGCTAGTGTATTCAGGAAACAAAGTTTGGTTAAAACTCATGTAGTCTATAAACCTTCTAGCATACCATTCTGCATTAGTTCTAGCTTTTTCAACTAGATAATCCACTTCATCTTTCGAAACTGTGTCAGCGTTCTCTGAACGATGTTTAAACATACCTCCGTTACGTATTTGGTAACTAGCAAAAGGAATATAATCAACTTGAGAAAACCAAATCAACATGGGTACTACGTAATCATCTAATAATAGTTTCCAACGAGCATTAGCTCCTAAGTCTATTCCTGCTACAATTGCATTAGTAAGTCCTTCATACATTTTTGTGCCTAAGTAATTCTGTATGTGAATTTCTTGAGCAAGTTTTATAAATTGTATATACTTGTCTGTGTCTACATTGCCATCAATAATAGAGTTTCTAACTAAATCCGTTCTATTTATAAATAATACTGTTGCCATATCTTAATTTTTATTCTCCTTGTGGGTTTCCAGGCAAAAAGCCTCTATTTGGTAAATTTCTTGGTTGTATTGAAACTTGATAAGGGTTAGTTACTTTATAACCTAATATTGCAGCCTGTCTAGTTCCGATAATATCCTGAGCATCCTTTGTGTTCATTTTAGCTAACTTACTTTTATATGTAACTCTTCTCCATGAATGATGGCAATTGCCTCCTCCTTTATAAAGCCAAATTGAATACGTAGCAGAGTCTCCTTTCGGTCCCCATCCTTTGTTTACAGGTTGTTTACCCATTTCAATAATGTCTTTTTTACGATATAATTTATTAGCATTTTTCATAGCTCTACAAAACTTCCTTGCATTTGAGCCAACTTTTCTTGGGCTGTAATAATACCTTACTTTAAAGTAATTTTCTCCTATTTTTTTATCTTGTGCAGATGGACTGTTTGGGTAAGCACTCCCAGTACTTACTAAATTTATGATTTTATTTAAAGTAGATAGTTCTTTTTTTTCTTGAGTATTTAAATCAAGTATAATATTATCTATGTTTTCCTCTTTTTGATAATCAACGTCTTGATCAAAAATAGCTTCCCATTTACTTTCGTCAATATCTTCTCCTAGTTCAATTAATTGTTGTGCAACATCGTTATCATCTTCATTTGATTCTGAAGAGCAACATAATCTGTCAACTTTTGACAAAGGAACACAGTTAGGTACTTCTCTTCCGTTTTTCATTTTAGTTCCATACTGCTCGTATCCATCCCAACATGGTGCTTTTAATTCTGTATGATTTTCACAAGGCATAAAATAAACATCGCCTTCAATCTCCATTTCATGAAAACCTTCACAGCCCATTTCTTTAGCCTTAACTATTGCTTCCTCTTTAGTTTCGTATGCTTCTTTTCCATCAATCTTTTTAAGATTAAATTTCTCCATTTCAACTCCAGTTTCTTCTTCTATATCTTCCTTGTCTTGTATATCACTATCAACCTCAGTAAATTCTAGTGGTTGTAAGGTCGTAAAGTAGAGGTTTAAGGATATATCATTAAAAGCTAGTATATTATCAAAGGTGTCCATTAAAAGCTCCTGAAAAGGTCTTATAACAGTATTATCCATTAATAAGGATGCAGTCTTTATTTCATCTGCATTGTTCCCTAAGCCACTTGAATCTTTAATTCCTAATAACATAGGCGAAACAATTCTGTGAGAAACCATTATTTTCTTAGTAGCTTCGTCAGATAAGAACTGGTATTGGTTATGTGCATCACTAAGTTGAACTGGAGTGATTTCTGCTTGACTTTCTTTATTGTCATTAAAAGCTAGTATAAACTTTCCTGCATTACTAGTGCCTGAAAATTTCTGTGCTATTTTTGATTCAATCAATTGTCTTTCTTCTTGGTTTGGAGTTCCATTGTTAAAGTTAATTAACATGCTGGGTGCCAGACCATTAAGTATATTATTAAGATGATAGTTAGAAACCTCTTCTTCTAGTTCAGCATACTGTAAACCACCTTGATAATCAACTGGAGAATAGTAATAGAAACCAGACTTGTAAGGTTTAATGTAATATATTTCTATATTTTCATTAGACATTCCATATGCAGGTATTCTGAGTGGATCATCACTTCTTTTAATGTTAACCCAGTCCTTAAAGTAATAGTAAGCAGGTATTTCTCCATCTTCATTTGCTTTTGCTGCTCTTAAAGTTTCTATAGGCATATGCTCTAATTGAGCTATCTTCTGTCTGTCTTTAGTGTATATTACTTGTATTGCGCATTGACCCATTAATTTAAGGTCATAACATAATTTTCTTACAACGTCTTTTTTAAATAAAGAAACCATTTGAGCATACTCGTTTGGCTTTCTACTTTTATCAGTTGCATTTAATCCTTTACCATAAATAGCTTGGCTAATTCCATTGATTGCTGCATTATTAGTAGGACTTCCGTTATATCTATCAATTAGGTATTGAAAGTAGTTATTATCTGCTCCGTATTCAATCCAATCTTCGCCATTTACTTCTTTTATCTCAGGCTAGTATAAGTGCTTAAATTAACAAAGCCAAACTCTGACACCTTAGATGCTTTTTTATATTGACCCTTATCGTTTCTTAATCTTTTTTTTATCATCGTATAGTAAATTCATTATTAAAACCATTATAAGTGGTGTATTGACCCTTATTTAGTTCATACTTTTCGTTGTTATTCAATTGATTAATGTCTTGGTCTGTACAAAAAACTCTGTCTTTGAATATATCTTCAGTAACATCGCCATCAACATTCCATAACACATTGTATAAATTCCAGAAACTATTGTTTGTATTCCAAAAATTATAGTCAATGTATAAAGATAAGTCATAAAAATGAGCTTCTACTAATACAGGGCTGAACACATTATTGAACTGTAAGTAATTACCTACAG